ATCCAGAAGAGGAGCGCGAAGAGTTGAAGGCGGTCATGCTTGGATCGCTGGGCATGGCGCTGTTTAATGGGCCAGTTGAAAAGGAGAAGAACACATGACCACCAAGCTAGTGTGGGCCACACCGGACGTAGACAAACACATTGGTTACATTGCCAGGGTGAGTAATCCCGACAATCAGGAAAACCCCGATGTGGAGAAACTGCTCAAGTATATGATGAAACACGGCCACACCAGCCCGTTTGAGATGGCCAGTGCGTGTATTGAGATCAACACCACACGCGACATTGGCAGGCAGATTTTGCGCCATCGTTCATTCAGTTTCCAAGAATTTAGCCAGCGTTATGCGGATGTGGCAGACCTTGCTATTCCTGAGAACCGTGAATGCCGCATTCAAGATCCAAAGAACCGCCAGAATAGCATTCCGGTGTTCTTGACAGCCGAATCTCCTGATCTGGCCAACGTGTGGGAAGCCATGCAAGATGAGGTGATCGGTGTGGCATACAACAAATATCGGCAGGCGTTGAAGTTGGGTATCGCAAAAGAACAAGCCCGAGCATTGTTGCCAGAGGGGCTAACAATGAGCCGGATGTATATGAGCGGCACATTCCGAAGCTGGATCCATTACTTGACAAGCAGGCTGGATCCCTCGACCCAAAAAGAACACCGCTTGATTGCCAATGAGGTTTTAATGGAATTGCGTAAAGTAGCACCAATCACAATGGGGGTGTTTTTTCCATGACACGCGAAGAACAATTGATACAGCACCTTCAAAATAACCGGCCCCAACTGGCGCATTTGTTTGGCGACCAATTTATAAATGATTTGTTAAAATCGTTAAAAGAATTGCGTTTGGTTAAACGTGCTATAATTGACCCAACAGTAACCGATGTGGAGGCACTATGACCCGAGCCCAAGATGCCTATAAGGCGTGGAAAAACTATAACCGAGTGGATATGCAGGTTCGTACTGATGAGCAGATGTTTGCCATTGGTTACAATATGGCATTAGAAGAAGTTGGTGATGTGGCCGATCTGGTCACAGAACTGTTGGAAGAAAATATGGCATTGAAGGAGGAACTAGAATGTCTCAAGCCGAAGCAGGAAAAGGTGACAGCCCCCGACCCATTGAAGACCGAGAACAGTTCAGCCGAAACTGGGACCGAATCTTTAAAAAAGCCGAGGAAGAAAGTAGACAAAAAAGCGTTGATGTCGTTATAACTTCTGATAATGATGAAACCAAAGCTAATATCACTTTGAATATAGAGTTTTGATATGCTGCTGGAACTTTTATCTTTTGAAGAGAATGAAGACGGTTCTGTAAAGGCCGTTTTGAACACCGACAAAGAGGCCACACGAATTCTTTTGGAGTATGGCCTGACCGCCATTCTAAGAGAAGCAATTAAAAACCAAAACCCCCAACAAATGGTAATGTTTGATGACAACCAAAAAACCTAAGTATAACTACTATCACGTTGATGCTGGCCATTTTCCGGTTCACATCAAACTTTGTTTCAGCGACAAAGAGTTTCAAAAGATCTTAAAAGATCACCAGGTTTTGGGCGTGAAGACCAATGCGCTGGACATTGGTGTGGGCGAAACACACTACTTCAGTGACGGTAAGTACGGCATCATTATCTTGGCGCTTGACTTGGAAGAGTGCGCCGATGATGATGTGTATTTGGCTGGCCTGATTGCACACGAATCGACCCATTGTGTTTGCCGAGTGTTTGAGCACATTGGTGAGATGCCAGAGGAGATTGGTGAGGAGTCCCGCGCCTATTTGACAGAGCATATTGTCAAACAGTTGACCCAAGCCGTTAAGATGGAGAAAGACCTCGATGCTCGAAAAAGAACTAGAAGCAAGGTTGGTAAAGAAGGTGAAGGAGAAGGGGGGCTTGTGCTACAAGTGGATCTCGACGATAAGCGGAGTGCCGGACCGGATAGTATTTCTAAATCAGAAAATACAGTTAGTGGAGCTAAAAACCGAAACTGGCGTTATATCCGAACGACAACGGGTGGTGTTCGAGCAGCTCAAGGCACAGGGCTTCCCCGTAGTGGTGTTGCGAAGTAAGGCTGAGATCGACGCCCTACTGGAACACCTATTATGTTAAAGCGTAGTAACTTACATCCTTATCAGGAGGAAATGGTATGCAAAGCGAAAACAATGCCCCATCTGGGGTTATTCATGGAGCCAGGGCTGGGCAAGACAACGACAGCACTGACGATTATAGCGGAATCCCCACGGGGATCTACACTGATAGTAGCGCCGAAGAAGGTGGCGGAATCAGTTTGGGCGCAGGAGTGTCAGAAGTGGGAGCACTTGCGGCACATGACAGCGGTGAAAGTGATGGGTACTCCAGCTCAAAGGCTGAACGCCTTGAAGAGCAAATCCGACATATACATCGTCAACTTGGAAAACTTAGTATGGCTCTTGGACTCGAACCAAAGGCAGTTCGACTACTTGATAGTAGACGAGTCAAGCAGAATGAAGGATCCTTCGACGAAGCGTTTCAAAGCGTTAAAAAAGCATTTACGTCAATTTACCCGACGTATAATATTGACTGGAACTCCAACCCCGCAGTCACTCCAAGATATATGGAGTCAAGTTGGCATATTGGACCTTGGATCGAGGTTAGAGTCCTCCATAAGCAAATTCCGATCTAAATACTTGGATCCTGACCAGCGTAATCGGCACACAGGCGTTGTATATAATTGGAAGTTAAAGCCTGGTGCTGATAAGCAAATTCTGGAAAAGGTCAGCGATATCTGTTTTAGTTTAAAAGCAGAAGATTATCTGACCTTGCCAGAACGAACCAATTTGTACCAAAAAGTTATTTTAGACCCACAGACCATTTCACATTATGAAAAGCTCAAAAAAGATATGGTTCTCGATATGTCTGACGGAACCATCACAGCAGTTTCCGCAGCGGCCTTGGCTAACAAGTTACTCCAAGCCACGTCGGGGGCGCTATACGACGAACAAGGTGAATGGCACAGTCTACACGAAAGCAAGCTGGAATATTTGGAGTCTATACTCGAAGAACAAAACGCTCCGACTTTGCTTTTTTACAATTTTAAGTTTAGTCTTGAACGTATCAGGGCTCGATTCCCACACGCTCAAGTTCTATCGGATTCCAACATCGAAGCGTGGCGGCAGGGTAAAATACCCTTATTACTTGCTCATCCAAAGTCCGGCGGCATCGGTATCAATTTACAATGTAACACTGCAGCAATTGCACAGATGGTATGGTTTGATCTGCCCTGGAGCGCCGAGGATTATATTCAAGCCAATGCCCGTATCCATCGGCAAGGCCAAGAAAAACCTGTTATTATCCATCATTTAGTCGCAGAGAATACAATTGACGAAAAGGTGGTGATGGTGCTTGAGGGTAAAATAACAACACAAGACGCAGTGCTGGAAGAATTAAAACTATAATGAAACACAAAGTAAACTACGCAAACCCTCGGCTGTCAGATGAGGAGATTGACCCACTGGAAATTGACGATTTGGATAGCTTGTCTTACAAATTGCATCTGGAAAGCGAAACAGACAACCTGTTTGATGTGATTCAGATCGTGGACAACAAGCTGGAGAAGCACGAAAAGAAAGTGATTGAAGCTTTCTTGTCGGGCAAAAACAACGAGGATATTGGCGTCACAAAAAAGTACTGGCGCTATCATTTTACTAAGGCTATAATGCTGATTAAAGAGGAGTTAAGCAAATGATTTTTGTGATTGAGTACGGCACTGATGAGAACCCCCAATTGATGATTGACATTCAGTTGGACAGCGAGAACGTTGTGTTGAACACAGACGCATACAAGCCCTTGCGGGCGGTGTTCTTTTGTGAGACAATGGAGGAGGCAACCGAAATTGTAAACAACCTGCGAGAAGAATATGCCAGTAATCGGAACTGAAAAAGAAGTTTGCGATGATATTGCCAGACGGCAAGAGTTAGGTATTCGCAAATACAAAACCACAGTGCGTGAAAACCCATTGACTTTGAAGCAGTGGCTCCAACATGCCTATGAGGAATGTTTGGACCAAGCAATTTATTTAAAACGTGCTATGGAGGAATTAAAATGAAACACTGGGATTCCTTGACCAAACTAGAATCAAGTATTATTGATTTGAACGTTCCTAAACACATTATGAGTTTGATGGCCATGAGTGCTGAGGACATTTCTAGGGAAACCAACATTCATATGATTTATCATGTTGAAAAGTTGCTAGAAACATCATTAGAAGAGTTACAAGAAAACTTTCAAAATCTTTTTGACGAGGTGCGTGATGGCGGCTAAAGACCGATTTGATTTGGAGCAGCTAATCTATAAAGCTTGGCAAACAAAAGAAGATGTTGATTTGGTGTTGAAACGTCAATTGGACGGGCCAAAACCAATGAGCGAAGATGAATTTGCAAACGTCATGATTGGCATTTCTGCCCTTCATGATATGCGAATGCAGGAGTTGTGGGATTGTTTTGAGTTTTTAGTTCATGAAAGGAAAATTGTATGATCGGACAGGAAATTATTAAGTTGGAGTTGACCGTTGACCAGGTCAATGCCATTTTGCAGATTTTGGGTGATGCACCTTTTGTAAAGGCAAACCAGCCTATTGCTTGGATCATTACCCAAGCAAACCCCCAAGTAGCCGCTTTGGAACCGCAGGAGAGTGCTGATGAAGCAACCGAGCAACCTGCTTAATGGCCTGATGAACAAGGGTGGGTATGAAGCCCCGCCAGTTAAATTGGACCCCAAACGGGCCGAATTGGCGGGTGCAATGACCCGAGTGCTTATTAATCAGGCGCTCCGAGAAGTGCAAATTGCCAAAAAGCAGCATGAGTCGGGCCAAAAAGGCGACTAATTTGCATTAGTAGTATTAGGGGAGTTTCCGCTCCCCTAATTTACTCTTGTATAAGAATAACATGACCACACCCAAAAAACCTGCCACAACATCCAAGTACGATCCCTCAATGTGCGAACGAGTCATTGAAATGGGCAAGACTGGTGCGTCCCAACGCATGATGTGGGCAGACTTGGGTATCTCCCGCTATGCAGCGGAAAGCTTTAAAAAGAAATACCCTGAGTTCGAGCAAGCCCTCGATCTAGCATTGGTCCACTCCCAAGCCTATTGGGAACGTGAAATCTTGGCCAATGTTGGTAATAAAGCATTCAATTCCCGCTTGGCTGAAATTGCCTTGCGCGGCCAATTTGGTGAAACCTACCGTGAAACCCGTGACAACAAACTGGATGTCAAAGCGGAGATCACAGTGGATTTTGCTGGCGCAGTAAAAGACCTTATCAATAATCTTAAAAAAGCTGGCGAATAGCCCAGTACAATTAAGCGGGAAAAGGGTAGCTCCCCTGTCGGTTCCCTAACCGAATACCGCACCAACATGCTTTAGGGGGCATTCATGAAAACTTGTTCTACATGTAAAGAGCAAAAACCTTTATCTGAATTCAATTCGGACAAAAGGAAAAAAGACGGAAAATACTACCGTTGTAAGTCTTGCCACACTAAAGTAGTGCAAAACTGGCAAAGAAAAAATCCAGAAAAAGTAAAAAATGCTCGGTGGGTGCGAGAATTTGGTGTCTCGTTTGAATTTGTACAAAACTTAAAAGAGCAACAAGATAGCAAATGTGCTATTTGTAAGATGTCTATAGAAATAGGAAACAAATCTGCTCATATTGATCATTGCCATAGTAGCGGTAAGGTCCGAGGACTTCTATGCCAAAAATGTAATCAAGGTCTGGGACTGTTTAAAGATTCCGTAATAGCGTTAGAATCTGCTATTGAATATTTAAATAAACATGCTACAATGCTTTAACACCATTTAAAAGTATTTTTATGAGCGCTCACGCACTTCTCTCCCCTTCTTCTAGCCATCGATGGATGGCTTGTACTCCTAGTGCCCGACTGGAAGCTACTTTACCAGAACCAAAAAGAAAACCAGGAACGCATGATCCTGCTGCTGAAGGCACTTTGGCCCATGAACTAGCCGAAAATTATTTGCGTCGGCATTATGATCAAATTACTGAAGAAGAGTTTCAAGCTGAATACGAGCGCATCAAACTGGAGAAATACTACAATGCTGAAATGGAAGAATACATTGGTGGGTACGTGGTTTACGTTAGAAGTCAAATTGGAGACGGCGATGTTCCACTATTTGAGCAGAGAGTCAACTACGACAGCTACGTTCCGGAGGGTCATGGCAGCGCTGATGTCGTAATAATTTCCGGCCATAAAATTCGTGTGATCGACCTCAAGTATGGGGCGGGGGTTAGTGTAGATGCTACAGGGAACTCCCAACTACGCCTGTACGCACTCGGCGCATATGAAAAATACAAGCCTAAATACCCCGGTATCAAGGAAATTGAATACACGATCTGCCAACCTCGAAAAGACAGCATTACAACTGAGTCAACTACAACGGCAAAACTGTTAGATTGGGCCGAATTTGTAGTAAAACCCAAAGCCAAGAAAGCTTGGATTGGCACTGGTGATTTTGTGCCTGGTGAACACTGCCAGTTTTGCAAGGCCAAACCACAATGCCGAGCCAGAAGCGACTTTGTTAACGAACTGGCCAAACTGGAGTTTCGTGATCCTCCCCTGTTGACCCAAGATGAATTGGATTTGGTGTTTAGCCGCGCCGACCAGCTCACTACTTGGGCCAATGATGTAAAATCCTACATGCTCAACGAAGCAGTCGAAAATGGTGTGCTACCATTGGGCTACAAGTTGACAACCACAGCAACACATCGTAAAGTGGGCGACCAAGAACTGGCCGCACAAGTGCTGTTGGAAAAAGGATACAAGCCGGAGGAAATTTATGAACCATCGACTCTTAAATCTATTGCAAAGCTTGAGAAGCTTGGCAAAAAAGGCGATATCGTTTCCGTACTCGGTGATCTCATTGTACGTCCTACTGGCAGTCCTAAATTGGTACGTGACACCAGCGTAAAGGAGGATTTTACATGAGCCAGTGGTTGATTGCTGCCGTAGGTGTTGTATACTTGGCCATTGCCATAGATCAGTACATCAAAGGAAATTTAGGAATTGCGATCTCATTTTTGGGTTATAGTATTGGCAACGTAGGCCTTACAATAGCAGCAAAATGATTCAGCAGATGGTTGGTTTCAAGGTGATGGTTCCAGATCTAGCCATTGAGGGGTTGACAAAACACTTCACCGAGCTTAAAGTGGCAGAATCGTGGGAAGATTTGAGGGCCATTCGGGAGTCAGCTTTCGAGGTCATTGAGTTCTTAGTTCATGATAGAGAGTTGTTGTCAAATGAGGAGTACCAGTTGGATCTGGTCAGCGCATTGGCAATAAGAAATGCGTTGGCAAACATACAAATGCTGTATGATTGCTAACAAGGGTAGACGAGCTGGCCCCTATTTAAGTCCAGCTCTTTCGTTAAAAAGGTAAATTATGTCTCAATCAGTGAAAATCAAAGTCGTAACCGGTAAGGTTCGTTTTTCTTATGTCAGCGTGTTCCAGCCAACAGCTGGTGTGGACGGCGGTTCTCCCAAGTACCGCTGCTCGATCATTGTGCCCAAGTCTGACAAGGCCACAGTGGACAAGCTGAACAAAGCGTTCAACGACTGCAAAACCCAAAACGCTGCCTTCTTTGGCGGCAAAGTGCCACCAGTTCTGAAAGGTGGTCTGCGTGATGGAGACGTAGAAAAACCAGAAGATCCAGCATATGCAAACTGCTACTTCTTCAATGCCAACTCGGCCCAAAAGCCTGGCGTTGTCGATGCGGATTTAAATGCCATTATGGATCCAGAAGAGTTCTATAGCGGATGCTATGGCCGCGCTTCGGTAACACTGTACCCTTATAACTCAGCAGGTTCTAAGGGCATCGCTTATGGCCTCGCCAACGTCCAAAAGACCGAGGAAGGTGAGCGACTTGGCGGTGTGTCGAACGCAGCTGCAGACTTCGCTGTGTAAGTCAAGGGCGTAACTGCCCTTTAATTAAGCAACCCGCTTCGGCGGGTTTTCTTCCCTTTAACAACAAGAAAAATATGAAATTTTATGTGTATCAACACGCAAACCCCGAAACAGGAGAAATTCTGTATATCGGAAAAGGGTCGTATGAACGAGCATGGTTATGCCGAGGAAGTAATAGAAGCCCTGAGTATTCTGTTTACCTAAAAAACCTTTTAGAAAACGGATACACTATGGATGATTTAGTTACAATTTTACAAAAAGGTTTGACAAATGAAGCGGCAGAAAAATTTGAATCTAAATTGATTTTAGAAATTCAACCTATTTTTAATAAACAGCAAACTAAAAAATGGGTGAGTCCTAAAAAGTTTTTTGGGGAAGTTGTTGATACCATTAAATCTTTAAAAGAGATGGGCTACGGTAGCCAAACTATTGCATTTCTAATGGGCGGAGATAAAGTTACTAACGCAATGACAATGTGGAGAATTAC